GCCCCCCTCGTTCTATCTGAAAAGAATTTTCGCGTCACGAGCGACAGGGTACTGACCACACTTTTTTCCAGAAATATGGTGCAAAAACATCCTGGTCACAGTCCTACCGTACAAATCAAGGAGACCGACATCCTATACGCTTTCCCAGAAATACAGTCCTACCGTACATTTTTCCAGATACCTACGCGAAAACACGAAAAATAACGTGTTTTCCGCTAGGATCGGCCCAAAAACGCCAAAATCGAATGTATTTATGTTGCGGTAAAACAAAAACGAGTATATCTTCAGTGGTGGAGATGAGAAGAGATGAGAAGAGATGAGAACAGAACAAAATCTGCTGCCAAATGAGGAGCTCCTACCATGCGCCCTGAAAGTAAAAGCAAAAACGATAACACGAAAGTGATACCTATAGACATAAACAGCAACAGTATGGTGAAAGGTGAAATTCGTGAGGGTTTAAACCTCGTGAGCTGGGATGCCATACAGAAATGCAATAAGGAAATCTGCCCCATAGGAGATGAATGCCTTGTTGCGCCTGTACTCGCTAACCGTCCGTGTGCCGTACAAACCCAATATTTGCAGAGCTTTATTGACACAGTATTCCTAACCTATCGCGGACTAGATGAGTCTGATGCGTATAAGGTAGGGATGCACCTGGTACCTATGTACTCCTCACTGTGCCGCTTAAAGATTTTAGAGAAGTCTTTAGAGAATGTCGGGTACTTTGATCGGCACGGTAATCCTGCGATACATCCTATTTATAAGGAGATTCGAGATACCATGAAAACAATATCCTTGTTGTGGAAGGATATTGGCATCAAAGGTGGGCCTGTAGGATTTAATGATGGCACAATAGCTCCTGGTCAAGCTAATCGAGGTTTCGGTGATCCTACCCACTATGATGCAATATCACGTGGTGCCGATAATAAAAAGAATGTGACGAGGTGAGCCATGCATGACGTAATATTGACCGAACTTGAGGACGCTATGTTAGAGCTTGACAGCAAATTATGTGATTTACAGGTTAAGGAAGAAGTGATGCCGTTGGTGCCAACCGAATGTTGTGTATTTGTAGCATCCACGTATCCAAAATTTAGAGCCAACAAGCACCTTGACCATTGCCCGCTTTATAAGGAGGATGTATGAGCATACCTGATTTGAGGAAAGCCGCATGTTGTGCGTATTGCCACAACTACACAGTATTGTTTAGCCAATGCCTCAAGTATAGCAAGAAGGTTGATATGCTTGAGGTCTGTGCCAAGTTCATATGCCAAGACGAAGTTGAAGGCGTATCGACATAATGGCAACTCTAGTCAAAAGGCGCAGAACGCCAATTCCTGAGGACAACATTGCCGTCGATGAAGTTCTGCCTTCTGATCTTGTGGCAGATGAATTGGCAGACGAACCTGAAGAACCTGAGATATACAATCCTGACGATTTTGATCCTGACAAATTACCTCCATACGAAATATATGAGCCGATGGACTATCGTGATGGTCCTGAAGGTTTTATCACTTGGGCAGAGGAGAATGTGTGGGTACCAATCTATCCTGACGGTAGTGATATTGCGGTCTGGACATCCTTAGGCGCACTAGACAAAGGTATTCATCCTAAGTCAGGCAAGTCCTACAACTATATCTGGGAGATGCAGAAGATTGAATGCAGGAAATGTCTTAGGATGGTGCAGGGTCGGTTCATCTATCGCCTGATCATCTTGTCGTGGATGCGTGGTGAAGGTAAGTCACTGCTTGCCGTCCTTATTCAGTTGTGGAAGTTCTTTAATTGGCCCAAGCAACAGATCGTCTTGGGCGCAAACAGTAAAGACCAGGTTAAGTTTGTTCATTATGAGGTCATGAAGGACATCATCAAGAACTCACCGAAACTATATAACATTATCGGTGAGCGAAACATCCAGGAGAAGGAAATTCGCTTGCGAGATTCTTTTGGTCACGTCACCTCAGTCCTTAAACCACTATCGTCATTTTCAGGCATCGTTTCCAACATCACAGGCTATACATTCTCCGAAATGTTCGATATGAAGAATCCTAAGTTCTTCACCCAGCTCGATGGTTCGATGCGTAACGTGCCGAACGCTATGGGCGTCATTGACTCGACCGTATCGCCCAAAACCCATGTGCTTTACAAGATGTATCTGGCATTTACGCAGAAAACCACCAAAACTCTCTTCTTTTCATATCGCTGTTCCAAAGATGCCGAAATTAAGGATTATTGGAACCCGAACATGGACCAGCAACAGCTGGATGATTATCGTGCCAAGTTTCCTCTAGGTGATTTTGAAAAATACTTCATGAACATCTGGAGCTCCAATGCTGAGAAGGTGTTTACTAGTGACATGCTGGAATGTATGGGCGTTTTAGGTGTTGATGGTCACTTGTCTCCAGGTCCTGTGCTCCTTGAGTTGATGGCGAAGAAGATCAAGATCAAGGATTCCATCGATGACATGATGGCGAAAGGCGCTCCACATTCTTTTGAGTATGAGATTGGTGAAATCCGCAAGATTGACCTTTCTCTTTGGAAGATCAAAGATGTTTATCAGCTCAAAGACTCTTTCGGACAAGCTAGACCTGCTACTATGGAGGAATTGACAGTTTTAGGAGATCTTTATGACACGAATTGGGCCATCCTCGCAGGGATTGACCGCGCTGATCCACTAAAAACGGACCGTACCGCTGCTAGAACAATCGTGACTATTGTTGCAAAGGGACTGCCTGGCAGTAAATCTAACCTGAAAATGGCTGATGATGGTAATCCTCAGTACATATATGTGGCTCTGGAAATAGCACATATCGGTGACAGTCTGTTAGAGGGCATTAAACACACGATTTTAGAGGCTCATGAAACCTATGATGGTGTTGATGCTATCTGTGGAGAGCGTTGGGGCATCTGGGACATGGCACCCTGGTGTGAAGAACATGAGATATCCTTTGAACCAATACATCCTTCATACGATAAACAGAAAGCTGCCTTCTCTGAGATGCATGGTGCAATCAGCACTTGTCGGTTTAAGTGCGCACCTCTCGCGGTTTGGGGAAGTTCAGAAGAGGACATACTTAAGGAGGAAGCCGCAATTTTCTTTCATGATGAAGATAAGCGTTGGTTTGGTTCTCCTGAGAAGAGCGAAAAGTATGGTGTGCAGGATGATGCCATGTTTTCTACGGCATGGGCAATGTTTGGTGGCAGAGATATACGTGTTGATCAATTTAAGGAACGAGGCAATGATTCTTACTTCGGTTCCATGATTCGTAACCGAAGTCTTTTAACGACTGCATAAGATGATATGTTTTTTCAAACGGATGTAGGGAGGCAGCATCCTTCGAAGCGCCTCAATGCTTTAATTGTTGCATTGTTGTGTTATTCATAACTTCTTGCAATTAGCCAGAGACTACTATATTTTAACTGATGGAAAAGGGGTAACTATGATGGAAGAAAATTTGAACATGACGATGGCGGCTACTGCTCTTGCAAAACTGTCAGATGATGAACTTGCGTCCATCCAGTTTACAATGCCCTGGCAGCTAGATGAACAAGACTCAGGTGTTTCAGACAGTATGGCTGATGGTGACTTCAAACTCAAAGGTGGTGTTGGTCGCGAAAATCTCCAGCTTGCATGTTGGGATAAGTTCAATAAGAATCCCCAGGTAAGTACAGCAGTAAAGGGTCAAGTCGGGCGTTTAGCTGGATACGGTTTTGAGGTGTCTAGTGAAATTCCTGATATACAGGATGTGTTGGAGGAACTTGATCAAGATCCACGCAATAGACTCTACACCTTCTGGCCGAAGTACGTGGCTCGCTCCGTTATAGAGGGCGAGTTATTCCTTTGCCTGACGATACATACATCTGGATTTGTTGAGGTCGACTTTATTGATCCTAGTCACGTTGGTGGCGGAGGGGAAGATGGAGTTATTTACCATCCCAATAAAGCAACCATGCCTCTGTTTTATTTCGTCCAGACTGAGAATCCTAATGGCGGCGAAAAGGATAAAGTTCTGATTCCTTCTATCTTCATTGCGAGATATCCTGAATTAGTCGCTGTTGCAGCCAAGCAAGATGGATTCAGTCATGCAGCACTAGCTGGTTCGAAGGGTCAAGGCAGCAAGTATAAAAATCTTGGAGGTTTCAAGCGGTTCATTGTTTCTTGGGATAAGGGCTTCATGACCAAGCGTAATGTGTCCTATCTGAGAACCATCTTAGAATGGTTGAACCACTATGAAAACCTCAAGAAGTATGAAATCGATCACAAGAAGTCAGCAGGTTCTTACCTGTGGATAGTTACAATGTCCGATGCAAGAGCATTTCGGTCTTGGTTGTCATTATCAGAGGCAGAAAGAGCTAAGACAGGTATTATGGCTAAAAAGACTCCTGGTGGTACTTTGATCATGCCTCCAGGTATGACCATTGAATGTAAGAACCCATCTTTGCCAACAATCTCTGAGTCCGATACAGATATATTCCATATGATCACTTCAGGTCTTAACGAACCAGAAGACGTGACTTCTGGTCAGTCTAAAGGCACGTTCGCTTCAGTTAAAGCGACACGTGGACCAATGGCAGATCGTATCTCTGATGAGGTTTCCGCTTTTGAAAAATTCCTGCGTTACGACTTTTATGGTAGTGTTTTTTTCCTGAGAAGCTCTGTCAGTAATTTTGCCACACAATTCAGCCAGAAGGTCGCCGTAGATTTTAAAGATCAGGAGCCTGTTTTCAAGAAAGTGCAGAAGCGCCCTGAACAGTTAATCATTATCAGCTTCCCAACTTCGGAGATGAATGATGCTGAAGGTGTTGCAAGAGCCTACCTTGGAGTCAAGCATGGATCCACGAATGAGACGCTCGGAATACCCAATGAAGTCATCGCACAGAAAATGGGATTCGCCAATTACCGCCGTCTGCGTCTGAAGCATGCCACTGAAGCCGAGAATTATCCAGCACTTGCTCTGTCAGTTGATCAAGCCGCAATAGAAGGCAAAGCAGAAAGTGTTGCTGATAAGAATCCTGACGCTAAACCAGTAAACAAACCTGCTACCAAGCCAGTATTGAAGAAACGCACAAAAAAAGAATAGAAACATAAATTGTTGTTTCTCATTTCCCTTGATTTAATTCCGTCCCAGTGTTAGTAGTGATTAACTGCTGGGCTGACTAAGGAGCTTTCCGTGAAAAAAACAGAGATCATAAAAGGCACATCGCTACGCTTCTCCGATCCAAACTGCTCTGCTACCATTCAGTTTTCTGAAGGCGAAAACAAAGAGCCTCAGCTCGTAATGACCGCCTATTCAGGTGGTATTATTCCTGATCATTGGTATTGGGGCGATCTTGCCATCGATCTTGAAGGCTTGAAAATTCCCACAAACAAAACTCCTATTCTTGAAGACCATTCCACATCCATGAAGATCGGTTTCGCTACCAAGTGGAGCAAAGAGGACAATCAACTGTCTGTGGCTGCCGCGACGTTTGTAGACTCTCCTGAAAGTTTGAAATTCCGTGAACTCTCTGGTCAAGGTTTTCCTTACGAAGCATCTATATATGCGAGACCATCAAAAATCCAACGACTTGCCGAAGATGAAGTTGCGACAGTAAACGGGTTTGAGATGAAGGGTCCAGGTACTATATGGCGCAAGTGTACGCTGAAGGAAGCTTCGGTCTGTACTTTCGGGTATGATAGTAATACAAGGTCGGCTGCAATGGCTGATGAAGGTGCAGAAGATATTCAGGTTGAAACCGAGAGTAATAATAACCCCCCAGAGGAGGAAACAAAAGGTATGAAAAAGGAACAGTTCAAGAAGGAGCACGAAGGCGAGTATAATGCCATCGTCGATGAGGTCACGACCGCTGTCACGACTCAGGTTACCACTGATGTCACGGCTGCTTTTGCGGACGAGAAAAAGACACTTGAAACCAAACTCGCTGAAGCTGTTGAGGCGAACACCAAGCTGACTGATGAGAATACCGCTTCCGAAAAGCGCCTTCTCAAGTTGGAGCAAGCTGATCAGGCCCGTGCATTGTCTGATCTGAAAGCAACTGCATCCAACACATTCTCAGCCAAGTTCAAGGAAGCTGGTCTTCCCGAGCGCTTGTTTGCGAAAATTCAACGTCTGGTCGATCATGAGCAATTCATTGCTGATGGTGTCCTTGATATGGTCAAGTTCAATGAAGCCATTGATGCTGAACTCGCTGAATGGGCTCCGGAAGATGCTGATTCTGTTCAAGGTTTCAGTACTGGTCGTCCTCCTGCTGATGATGACAAAACCAATGGTGAGAGTGATGCAGCGGCAACTCGTATGCTTAGTCACCTGGGACAAACTGCTAAGTAATTATTCGGTGTTTAACCGACAACTCGTAAGTTAAAGGAGAAAATTTCAATGAAAGAACTAGGTGGAAGCATTCCTCACATGGTGCGTAACGGCGAAGGTCCAGGCTACAAGCGTCTGTACTATTCCCGCCGTGAGCAAGCTTTGATTAAGGACAAAACAATCGCTCCTGGTTATGGTGTACTGAGAGCTGGTACTATCATGGCACAGAATATCTCTGCTGCAGGAAACACGGGCCTGATGGTTCCTTACGTTCCCGTTTTCGGTAACGTGGTTTTCGGCTCTGATTCTGCTGTTGGTTCCGCACCAATGTTGGCTAACGGTGCAACTGGTTTCCTGTATGTCAGCAATGCAGATGCCCTCAAGTTTGTTGTTGGTGATGACGTTTATTACCAGAACACTGCCGGCGATGGTCTTGTTGATTGCGGTACTATTACTGCGATCACAGAAGGTCCGCTGTATGCCACTATCGCTTGTGGTGCTTACACCGCAACTAACGCAACTGTCGCTAAGGGCGGTTATGTGTTTGTTAAGGCTGGCGCGGCTCCGTTCTCTGTTGCAAAATATATCCTCGACAAAGATGTAGACACTGGTACTGGTGCTAATGCACAAGGTGCTCTTGCTCCTGTCGTCCTCTCCAACTGCATTTTGTATAAGGCTTCTCTGATCAACGCGACTGCTGAGGCACTGACTGCTCTCGGTGGTATCGAAGATGGCCCGCACATTATTTTCAAATAACCGATCTTAACAGATCATAAATTCCTTTAAAGGAGGAAAAGAATGAAAGGCATCCAAGGTATCCCCGCGTTGCAGTTGGTAACACTTAATAAGCTGATCAGTCAGCTTGATAAGGTTCCTACCAACTTCTTCTCCAACATGTTTGCTTCCGTCCAGTATCCATCGGATACGATTCGATGGGAGCTTGAGTACACATCGGGCGGCATGACCCCGTTTGTTGCTCCTGGTTCTGTTGCCCCAACTGTCGGCCTTGATGGCGTCAGCAACGCAGAGGCCCGCGCGGCCTACTGGAAAGAAAAAATGTACTTTGACGAGGAGTTTTTGAACAACCTTCGTCAGCCTGGTACTACTTCTACATACGCCACTGCCGAGCGCAAGCTCGCCAAAGGTGTCAAGAAGCTTCAGTATCGTTGTGAACGTCGCCGTGAGTGGATGGTCAGCCAGATGATCACCCAGGGCACCATTTCTTACCAGACTAACGGTGGCGCTAAGTTCACCGTCAGTTACGGCATCCCTACTTCTCACACCGAAACCCTCTCAGCTACACGCAAGTGGACTGATGGTGCAACCCGCAATCCCGTCGAGGACATCTTTGATGCTAAAACTGTCCTCTCCACTGATGCCGGTGTTGTGCCTGAATATGCCATTCTGAACAGCGAGCTTTTGAAGGTGCTGATTCTTGATGACAAGATTCAGGCACTTCTTTCAAAGTCAGCATTCGGCAACGGTGACCTGTTTTCAAACCCAAGCCACGTTCTTGCCACCCTGCTGGGCGTCGGCAAGCTCACCGTGTATGACGAGCTTTACGAGATTCAGGCACAACTCCTCACCACCCCGTCGAGCACCACGATTTATCTGGACGATGTTTCCGACTTCGTTGTTGGTGAAACTTTGCGCTTTATCAACACCATGCTTTATGGTGTCTGGGAAGACGAGGTCATCAATGCCGTCGATGTTAATGCTGGGACGGTCACTCTTGATGCTCAGCCTACTACCATTTTCGTCGGCGGTCGCGACAAGGTTCAGATGCGTAAGAAGTTCATTGCTGACAATGAATTTCATCTCATCGCTTCCAAATCAGGTGGCGAGCCTATTGCTGAATTTATGGAAGCGCCTTATGGCATCGATCGGCGTCATGGTTTCTACGCTGACACCGAGCTTGAATGGGACCCGGAAGGTATTTGGTTGCGTGTTCAGGACAAAGGTCTGCCTGTTCTGTATCATCCCGATACCACGTTCAAGATGATCGTTGGCTAATTCATCATATGGGGCGGACTCAGTCCGCCCCATATTCAGTGCAATCCTTATGAGGAGTTTACCATGAAACTACGACTGAAAACAAATGTGAAATTCGGCAGCAACCATCGACTCGATAAAGGGACTGAAGTGGAGTCCGATGAAAACGGTTCTTTCCCTGACTATGTGAATGATAACCGTTCCTTGTTTGAAGAAGTTGCAGGCAGTACGCCCGCTAAAGAAGCATCGGCAAGCCCCAGCGGTATCGTCAACGTTCCCGCTAAGCCCGAATCTTCCAAGAAAGATATGCCTGTCGTGAAACCGAAGGCTGAACAATCTACCACGACAGAAAAGGTTAATCCCGTTAANCCAGCTGNNAAACCAGCTGCAAAAGCAAAGCCGGCAAAGAAGATTGTCAAAAGGAATAAGGCGTAACTTATGGCCACCGCTGATGACGTAATTGATTTGGTTAAAATCCAGCTTTCTTCATCGTCTGAACTCATCACAGTTGAGGGCTATGCCTCTGCGGTAGCAACGGCTGCATCTGAGTTAGGTTGGTTATTGCCTAACTCAGAAGCAACTCAAACAATGTGGCTCGCTAAAAGGACACTACGACATTGTGTATTCATTTTGTGGGTAGCTTCTGCCCAAAAATTCAAATACAAGCAGGTTAACCTTCAACAGCGGTTTGAGCATTACGGCAAGTTGCTTGAAGTCATGGACGGTGAGTACGCCACTGCCCTTGAAGAGAACCAACAGTTATTTACGGGCATTGCTGCATATAAACAATTTGGGGCAGCGGTAGGGCCAGGTTTTAGCTATGACGTTATAGGCAGAGACACGACTTACGATGTTTCTAGTTACATAAACTCAGGAGATTAGGATGCCGGGCATTGGTCTCGACATAGCAGAGGTTATCAATGAATTGGGCGTGACAGCCACAATTTTTCGTAGTCCTACCAATCTGACTGAGAAGATTGTTTATGAGGTGAATGAGTTGTCGGCGAATGCTTTCCTTAGGGAGAATATGCTGAACTGCTCTTTCCAATACCAAACTGTTATTGTCACTGGCGACATTATCCAATTTCATTCTCAAAAGTATTTGGTAATCAACACTACTGCCGATGATTTTGAGGATGCGATCACTGAATATGCTGGTGTTTTGTATAAATGCAATCTTCCTATTGGTGCATTGTTATTGACACCTACCACATCAGTAGACCCTATCACTTTTGCTACGACTCAAGGCTGGTCAATCAGAAAATCCAATGTTGATGGATTACTGACGCAGGATAAAAGAAGTTCTGAGGTAGACAGAGATACCTCCACTGGTAAAGTTCTGACATTCGCTTTGGAATGTTTTGTNCCTTCTCGTTATGGTGCAGAGGTAGGTGACAGNCTTTATTTAACCGCAACCACGTACTATCGTGTGCAGGACATTGAAAAGTACAGATTACCGAATACTGATGTTCTGTATGTGGTGAAAGACGATAGATTGGTTTATACACCATGACTCTTGAAGGGTTTGTTAGTTGTGAAAAATGCGGCAAGCGATTAATCGAAAGAAAGTCAGATGGTATGTGGGTCTTTGCTTTCGGTAAAACGTCGAAGCCAAATCAGTCAGCGGTAGAAATGTTCATTTATGGATGCATTAAATTAAAGTGCATCCGTAAGTCTTGTGGGCATTGGAACTTGTTGAATCATTTTTGAGGTTTGTGATGGGTCTTAATTTCACAAAACAGTTCAACGAAGCAATAGAGACTTTTTGTCTTACGACAATTCCTCGGGAATATACTCGCCGCCAAATTGAAACAATGATGTATCTGCGTAGACGGCTTATTTATCATACACCCACTAAAGGTACACCAATGGCGTCATACGCCACAGGTCATGCCAGAGCTAACTGGCAAGTCTCTAAGAACAGGCCCAATAATCGCATAAGAGGTTCTCGGGAAAATCCTGCAAAAATCCTCACTGAACAATTAGTTAGGACAACAATAAGTTCAGGTAAAAATTTCGGTCAAGGTACTAAGATTAAGGGTTTTGGAAATAATGGCGCTTATGAGCGGTACTATATTTTCAATAATGTTCATTATGTCAAGTTTTTAGAGGACGGTAGATATGATTCTACACCACTAGGTATTTTTAGAATATCAGTACAAGAGACATTCCTTCACTTTGCAAGTGGAGTAGGTAATCCGTTTACTGCTGTTACTGATTTGAGCAATATTACCAATGCAACGGGGCCATTATAATGTCTAGTACCTCAATATACCAGGAACTCAGAACCAAATATTTAACTGGTGTGAGTGTACCTACTGAATTTCCAAATGAGGGATTCACTAGACCATCACCTGCTTCTATATGGGCACGATTTACCATCATTGAAGGCATGACTAAACAGATGGATATTGGCTCTCCAGTAAAAACATTTAGAACGGTCGGTCTACTTGTTATTCAATTATTTGCACCTCTAGATGCTGGTACTATTGGTGTTTTGAGTGAAGCTGATTCAGTTGCTGCTTTATATAGAAATTGGAGTGGTCAAACGATAGTATGTAGGGCGCCCACAGTAGAAAATATAGGTAATGATAATTTCGGATGGTACCAAGTAAATATCGTGGTGCCTTTCCATACAGACGAACTTCATTGAGAGGAGTAAATTATGTCAAAGAATGAAAGTAAATCAAGTGCTGGCAGCAAGCCAGAAAGTCAAATTGTTAAAGATGTAATTCCCGTGACAAAACCTAAACTGAAGTGTATATTCGTTTCAGATGGTGTCTACAAATATGTAGATAAAGACGGTAAGGATATCACTTAACATTGTATAGATGTTAAACACGTTCACAAAGGAGATAAATTATGTCGCCCACCGTAGGTTATTCTGCCGCACTAGACACCAATGATCTAGTGATGTCCATCGTCCCCGAAGCCACTTGGGGAGTCACCCCTGCCACTCCTTCTTTCAAGTCTCTCCGACTTGATGGTGAAGGTTTCAGTGGTAGCAAGACACGCGCCCGTCCAAATGAGATCAACCCCTCTGGTCAGGCTTCTGCTGCCGTTACCACGAAAGAAGAATCTACTGGCTCTCTCAACTTCTCAGTTTCTGCCAGTGAAACGTCCAATCTTCTGCTTGCTTCTGCTCTGAACGGCGCATTCACGCCCCCTGTTGATTATTCAGGGGATGATGTTGCTATCTCCGCCGCATCTGGTACTACCTGCACATTGACTGCGGCTGGTGGCTCATTCTTGACTACGAATCAAGTCATACCTGGACAGTTCTTGAAAGTGTTTGCAGATGGTTCTGGTTCGGCCAACGGTAGCTTTATCGGCAGAGTTGTGACTGTTTCAGCCACAGATATCACTTTTGATTGTTGCTCTAAAACCATGATCACTGTTCTTCTTGCTGCAATGGGAACTACCACGATCAAGGGTTCTTGTCTGCGTAACGGCACCACCTTCAATAGCTTCACTGTCGAAAAGAAAATGTCGGCTACTCTTTATCTGCGGTATGCTGGTTCTTTCCCAACTGAAGGTTCTCTTGAAGTCGGTGTTGGTGATTTCTTGAAGGGCTCCATGAGCTTTATCAACAAGGCAGAAGTTGCTGCTATAGTTGGCATCTCTGGTGCTACTTATGCCGCTGCAACCGTCGGTACTGTCATTGATTCTGTGCGAGGCATTGGTACTGTATGGCGTGGTGTTAATGCTGGTTCCACTTCTGGCGCAGTTTCAACCATTGCTGGCATCGTGCAAAAACTCAGCGTCAAGTGGACAAAAGAAGGTGCTGCTGGTCAATATGGTATTGGTTCTGCCGCTGCTGTTGGCGTTCGTTCTGGTCGCATCTTGGTCACTGGTTCTATCTCGACGTTCTTTGCCAATCTTGATCTGTATAACCAGTATCTGAATGAGCAAGCAGGACCAATCAGCTTCTATGCCATTGATGGTCTGCCTACTGCATCAGCAACCAGGGGCTACGTGATCACTTTCTGTAATGCAAACATCATGAATCCGAAAGTCGTTGCAGGTAGTGCGAGTGCTGACTTCATGGCTGATTTTGAGATTGAAGGTGCGCCTGATATTTCTTCTCCGTCATTGTTTGCGGGCAAAACGCTCCAAATAGATTATTTTGCATAGTCTATGTAATGCATCGTCTTAACAGCTAACATGCTGTCAGAGTGCAAGGTAGGCTGTCTATCCTGCACTCTGACAGTGATACTCAACACGCATCAGCGTGAAACAATTAGAGGAGACAATCCATGCAAGAAGGAACCGCTACAAAGAAGGTCAATCCATACGACAAGTACAAACTCGATCCAGAAATCAAAAAACAAGGCATTTGGTACGAGGATGAAGATGTTCGTATTCTCGCCACTTTCGCCGGCACTGAAAACTCCCGTTACGACAAAATGCTGAAACTCCGTCTCAAGCCTTACGAGACTCGCATCCGCAATGACAATTTCTCGGACAAAGCCTTTCATGAGGTTCTTGCCGAAGTTTATGCAGAAACAGTCATTCTGGGTTGGGAATCCAAGAACGATGCTGGCGAGTTTGTCTCTGGCATTTACAATGAAGAGGGGGAAATTCTGCCTTTCTCCAAAGAGAATGTTGCGATGGGCTTCAAACTCGGTGATCGTCTTTTTACCGATGTCATCAAGCTTGCAACCAACTTCAATCTGTTCCGTAGGGGCCAACAGGAGGAGGACGCAAAAAACTCGTAGATTACCTTGTGTGGAATTTAACATGGGGTAGTAGGATGGATTTTTTACTGGAGATTGCTGCCGGGGCGGAGACTGAGGAAGATATACCACAATGCCTGAGGACCCGCCCCGTTTTAAATCAGTTCCAAGAACCTATATATACAATGTATAGGGATTTATCAGGCAGTAGAGGGTTTGCATCATCTGGTGTGTTAGAAATCCCTTACCACGTAAAGGTTTTATGGTTAGATGAAAATGAGGTGGACGATAAAGATGACCGTAGGAATTATTTGATTCTTTTAGCCACTTTAGATGGTGCATATCTTAAACACTATTACGATAATCGCGGGTGATGTATGACTGATTCTGTTTCAACTATGACAACCACGCTTGATGGATCTGGTGTAGCCGTTGGTGCCAGAGTCATCACCAAGTCGATGCTTGACATCATTCATAATACCCGTGGTGCTCAAACAGCACTAGCCGCTTTAGATATGCAGGCCGCCCGCTTCGGTAGGGGCGGCACTGCTGCAATGGCTGCTATGAACGCTGGTGTAAGTCAGGTACACAAATCAACCACAGGTCTCCGACACACACTCAAAACCATAGAAGAACGTATTGTCCGAATAGGTGCTACGATTGCTGTCTTTGCAGGTCTTGTCGCCGCTGTTCGACTTGTGGGTGCAGCCTTTAGAGAAGCTTTTGAATACTTGTCATTGATGGAAACTGCCATGTTGGGCATAGCTTCATCTTATCTAGTTGTGGGCAAGTATATGGATGAGGTTACAGGTAAGCAGATGAATGCCCAGAAGGCATTTATGTTGGCTCAGGGGGATTCTCGCAGAGCCATTGATATGCTCAAGGTAGCAAACTTAAAAACGATAGCAACCCTTGATGAGTTAGTTCAGGGTTTCCAAATATCATTACCAGTTGCATTGCGACAGGGCTTTGACACAAAGCAGGTAGTTGATTTTACCACTGCTGTCTATCAAATGGCGGGTGCGATTGGTCAGCCATTTGATCAGATGTCAGAGGAGATCCGTTCGTTGCTTGGTCAAGCAAACATCACCAAACACTCCCGTATGGCACAAGTGTTAGGTTTACAAGCAGGTACTGCAATTCGAAAAGAGTTTGATAAAGCTAAGGCTGCTGGTGCTGATTTATATCCTTTCATGATGAAACTGATGAAGCCATTTGAGATGGCAGGTCTAGAATCCCAGAAGACTTGGGATGGTTTGATTTCTAATATTAAGGACATAGGAAAGATTGGATTAGGTTTAGCATTCGATGATTTGTTTACTAAGGCTAAGGATACTCTCATGGAGATTCAGGACATCTTTGGCAAAATAAACAACGATACCTTAGCTTTTGATATTAATCCTAAATTCCTTGAGGGCGCGAGAGAGGTGGGCCGTGTATTAAAAGAAACATTTGGCGAGTTAAGGGCAGCAATGACCTCTGGTGCTAATCAGATGTTTATAGGCCCACTAATCACGGAATTGAAGTTAGCAGGGCAGGCAATATATGCTGTCACAAAAAAAATAATCAGCCTAGCTGCACCAATAGCTGCTATTACCACAGCTTTCATTACGTTTAGATTGGTATTGTTGGCTGTCAAAGCCGCTTATGGTTTGTCAATTGCTATGTCAACCGCATTCGTTGCTGCTTTGCGTAATGAGGCTAAGACTCTGGCAGTGTTGGGAATGGCGAAAACTGCACATGTATCCACATCGGCTATGGCTCTGGCAGTTAAGGAAAAAGAGCTACTGGTTACAGCACAACAGATGACTATAGATGCCGCAGACATCAAAAAAACTAATGATTCCATATATATGGAAAATAAACATTCTTTGGCTTTGGCACAGAATGTCAAGTTCAAACAAGCAGGTGCCAGTGCCACTATATACGCGCTAAAAGCATCTGCACAGTACCTTGCGATGAAAGCAAGAGAGGTTGCCGCTATCCAGGCTTCTACCGCATACAGAGTGGCTGCTGCCGAAGTGGTTCTGGGTCTTGCTATACAAGAGTATCAGCAAGGCAGAGCGGTAGAAATATCTTTAGCCAAGAGGGTTGCTGCTGAAAAGCTATTGACTGCTGCAAAGGCTGCCGATATCAAAACTACTCAAGCCAGTACGCATGCCAACATGGCAGCGGTAGCAGCACAGGGCAAGGTAATTCTGGCAGAGAGGGCAGTTGTTGCGGCAAAGAGGGAACACGCTCTGGAGCAGGTTAAGTTTATAGCAGTTGACGCAAGGGCGGATGTTGCCGCACTAAAGTATAATGCTACTTTATTAAGGCAAGGAGTGCTTATTGGTTTTGTTAGTGCAGAACAACTAAGGGCGACACAGACAAAATATTGGTTGGCAACTGCTGATACACAAGCTGCCATTAAGGCAGAGGCTCATACTGCTGCACTCATCCATCAAGCCGCAGCATTAAAAGCTGTAAGTGTGATGGCTAGAATAACGGCGGCTTCTGTATCTTTTATGGGCAAAGCTTTTCGGGCTATAGGCGGTTGGTTCACTGTGGTAACTGTTGCTATTATGGCTGGTATGTGGGCTTGGGAAAAGTACGGTAATGCTGTAAAGAAAACTCAGGAAAAAATAGATGCTGGCAATGCTGCAATTGATGATACAAACAGACGGTTGATAGAACAGATAACACAGCTTCAGGCTGCGGCAAAAGCCCAGAGGGAATATGATGCAGCAATAAAGGGTGGTGCCACTGAAGCAGAGGCTCGTACTGCTGTAACTCATCAATCTATGACAGAGGCTAATTTAGGCTCAAACTTACCTGAGTATACAAAGAAACGGGAGGAAGCTAAATACCTCAATATGCGATTGAGTGAGGCCAAGGATGAGTTACGCTCTACCATTGCTTCACAAAAAAAATCTGATATAGAAACAGGGGATGTGTATTATGGTGAACGTAATCAAGCGCTAAAAGATCGTATTGATAAATTGACAGATTTGCATCAAAGAGTTTCAAGATCAGTATTTGAGCTTGGAACGAAAGCAAATATCCTAGCGGAATTAGAAGGTGGAGCTTCTTATGTGACGGAAGACAATGGTTCCGAAGCGCAAGCTAAAGAGGCTTTGAGTAGGGCAAAAGCTTATGCCGAACTCAACAAATCATACAGAGAAAAAGAAATGGCAGGTCGTAAACACGACTTGAATGCCCAACTAGAAATGGAGAAGACCAAATTCGAAGCTGGATTATCAAGTGCCTCAGCATACCATGAGGAAAAACGCAAACTCCAGCTAGCAGATAACCAAATGCAGATTGATTTTGCTAGAAAGGAATCTGAAATACTTTTAGGTTCTGTTGAGGCAAAAAGACTTGCGGAAGTGATGCGCAACCAAGGTGTGGAAGGTGCGCCTTTACCTCCCATTGAGGACGCTGAAGCATATCTAAAGTTGGTAGGTAGTCAAGTAAGGATGGAAATGGAAATAAACACCTTGATTGCAGAACGTGGTAAGATTAATGCCGCAGTAGATGGGGACAAAGCTAATGCAATACGTAAGGAAGAAAAAGAATCTGCTGCCCTTTCTAAGGCCAGGCTTGTTTTAGATGAAAAGGAAAGGGCCCTTCTTATTGCTGGTAGTAAGGAGCGTATGAAAACGCAGGTCGAAATAGAAAAGGATAAATTTGATAATCATCTCATTGCTGCCAAAGAGTATTACCGAGAGGTGCAAAAGCTGCAAGAGGATCAGATACAAAGTGAGATTGATGCCACTAAATTTGAGTTGGAAAGAGCTATCAGTAATGTACCGAAGGGTGCCCAAACAACAGAGAGTGGCGAAAAGGCTCAAATTGACGCACTGGGAAAAGTCTATGAATTACAGGAAAAGCTCATTGAACTCACAGAAAAATACAAAGGTGTTGCCGTAACTGCCAACATTCGTATTGCTAACAGCTTTAGAGACTTAGAGAAGGTATATGAGGATTTAAACAACCTATCTACAGAAATACTTGGTTCCAGAGAAGATGCTGCTAGGCTAGAGGTGAATTCAATAGAGAACAAAGACAAGATGCTGAGGCTTGAAACTGAGCTTGCCGCGTCTTTGTTTGATACTGAAATAGCCAGAACCACTGCTGCCGAAAAAGCAATCCAAACAATGACTGCTTTGTCTGATTATAAAATTAAATTAGCCATAGCTGATGATGCTTTTGATGATGCTAGGCGTGCGGCTCAAGGTCTTGATGGTTATGCAAAACAGAAAGCGTTGGAACTTGCTGCCCATAACCGCACAATGGATTTGAACAAAGCCAAGTTTGATTACATCAGTAAAATGGAAGGTGATACGACCAAAATTAAAATAGAAGCTGCCAATGAAATACTCCGGCATGACACGGAAGTTAAGAAATCAATGCTTGAAGAAGCAGTCAAATACACAGACATTGCCGGTTCCCTATTCACTTCATTAGCAGGCGCACAAAATCAATCTAGTAAAGAAGGCTTTGAGGCGGCAAAAATGTTTAATTCGGCTGCCGTAGTCATGAATACTGCATCAGCCATTATGGCGCAGTTAACCATTCCTGGCCCCGTAGGTTGGGCTGGAGCCGCAGCCGCAGCAGTGGAAGGTTTGATCCAACTCTCTACCATTCAGTCTACCACTTTTGAAGGTGGAGGATCAGTTACACAGCCTGGTAATTTCAGTGCTGGTGGTGCAGGAGGAGTAGGCACCGTTCTTGGCGACCCAACTGCAAAGAGTAATTCCATTGGAGACAGTTACGATTTGTTGGAAGATATTAACGCTGACCAATATGTAGAGCTTCAGAACATCACCAAAGAATTAAAGCAGATGAACAGTAGCTTTTCTGGGCTTGCTTCTGCGATGGCAAGAGCTAATGGGCAATTTGATGGTTCTGGATTTGATCTTAGTGGCTTAGGTATTGTGGAAGCTTCTGCAACTGAATTATTTGCTGAGGTAGTGAAAGCAATAGATTATCCAATAGATAAAATATCTGAAATGCTTGGAGATTCTATGCTTGGTGGTCTTTGGGATTTTGCCTCTGCACCATTTAAGTTTTTAGGTGAAATAAGTAATTGGTTCACTTCTGGTTTATTCGGTAAAACTATAACGACGGCAGAAGGCAGCGGTATTAATATAGGAAACACCAATTTAGGAAATGTTATGGATGGCGGTGAAACGCCTGTCCAGTCTTACCAAGACATTAGGACTAAGAAAAAGAGTTGGTTTAAAACCAGTTATAGTTACAGCACCCAATATTCAGAAGTTGATGCAATAGTTCAGGATATGTTCGACGATGTTGTGTCAAACTTGGGCAACTCTTTATTGGCTGTAGCAAAAGGTCTTGGGACTGATGTGCAAAAGGTGATGGATTATTCTTTTGATATAGGTAGAATTGAACTTAAGGGATTAACAGGAGATGAAGTCTCTGCGAAGCTTGCCGAGGTTTTCAGTTATGCGGCTGACAGAGCAACAGAGTCTATTTTTGAAGATTTGGTTCTCATGTATCAGGAGGTTAATGAGGGTGCTTTTGATACTCTTATTCGTTTGATGGCTCAGAAGTTTGTGGTTCTTGATGCTCTTGCTAAAACCGGGAACTCTCTTCCTCCTGAAAAAGATATAATTGGTGTCTCTGATGCATTAGTTAAAATGGCAGGTGGTCTTGAACAGTTCATTGAATTAGCCGATAATTTTTATGATACATTCACGGACGATCTGCATAAGTTTAGTGATAATGCTGCTTATTTGAAGGAATCTCTTGGTGGAGCAATACCTGATACAAGAGAAGGTTATGCTGATTTGGTGGGCTCCATTGACGTATCTGCCAGTGAAGATAACCAAGAACGGTACCTCTTGCTTCTTAAACTCGCTGATGCTGCGGATGAATATTACTCACAACTTGAAGATGGAATGAATGTATATAAAGACGCATTTCAAACAACCACACAAGGTCTTATGGATCTTCGGGAAGGACTTAGTGCTGGTGGAGTTGGCTGGCTTACTAATATACCTACTGATTATATTGATAGAGTCATGAAAAACATAATAGGAATGGGTCAAGGTGCGAATACTGCCCATATACTTTTAATGGCTGAGGAGTTAGCTGAATATTATCAAACGGTTAAAAGTCTACAAGACAACTACCAACAGGCGTTTTATTCTGAGACAGAGTTGCAGGTATTAAATCAAGAAAGATTGACCAAAGCTCTGGCGGACGTTAACATCGCATTACCCGCCACAAAGGAAGCTTATCGTGCCTTAGTCGAGATTTATGCGAAGTCGGGCTCAGCAAACAAAGAACAATACTTCACTATGTTGGATCTTTCTGAGGCAGCGGCAGAATATTATTCTATCCTAGAAGGTGCGTCTAAAAGCTATAAAGAAATGACCTTGGACGCGATTGCCATCCAACTGGCAGCATCTAACGCCATGAAGAATCTGTCTATTGGCAATCTATCGATCTTATCTCCTGAAGATAAATATAACCAACTCAAGGCTACTTTTGAAAGTCAAAAGGGGGCCGCTCTTGGTGGTGACTTAGAAGCACAAAAAGGGCTACCAGCATTGATCACTGAGTTCCTTACTGTTTCTAAAGAATACTTCGGGAGTAGTGCTGATTATACTACCGACTATATTGAAGGGATGAACATATTAGGCATCTTGTCAGGTCTTACTGCGGGCGCTGAAACTCCGTTAGAGCTTATACAAAAACAAATTGATGGTCTTACTTCTCTCAGGACTGCACTTACGGATGGTGACCTAGAGAAGGTTAATCTGTTGGAAACTCAGGTTGCTCTTACTATCCAAACCAATGAGCTACTAGCTAGTTTCCGAGAGGTATTAGCTGGTGAATCTCTACCAAGCTATGACGTAGGTTCTGATTATATATCCAGTGATCGTACAGCCAAGATACATGAAGGTGAGATGGTTATCGATCGGGCTTCCGCTGAAGCTCTAAGACGCTATGGTGTCAGAGTACAGTCAAGTGGGGGCGGTGATAATAAAGGTGTTGAAGAAAGACTGGATAAGGTCGTTGCTAAGCTAGATGGTGTAGAGCGCCGACTTTCAAACATAGATCAGAAGGCACGATTGGTGGCTAACTCATGAACAGTTTTTGGCAATACCTAGTTGAGATAGATGCTTGGAATGGATCGGCAGTCGAGACCATAAAGCTATGTGGGCCTCCTGCGTTCGATGTTGGTTGGTTTCCTCATCTTGTAGACCCTGGACTCATTCAGGTTCAGATGTTTCAGTCAGGTAAGACCACTGGCAACTCATCCTATACTATTGGCGAAATTGTTGTCAGTAACATTGCTGAACACGCAATAGGAGAACAGGTTGGACCACTTGACTTCTTAAGGACCTACAGTTTTGATGGTCGTGCAGTTCGCGTCTTTCAAGGAAACTATGAGGATGCTTACGAAAGTTTCACTCTTGTATATGCGGGAACTGTAGAAAGTATTTTCTTTGAGTGGCAGCAATTATCCTTTACTATCCGTTCAAGACAGGCAGAGTTAGATGTTAAGGTTGATGCAGGGACTTTTCTTGGTAATAATGTACTCCCTGCTGGAGTAGAAGGAGTCGAATCTGATCTGAAAGACAAGCCCAAGCCCTTGCTTCTTGGGCGGGTTTATAATGCCTCTCCTGCATTATGCAATACCTCAAAATTGATTTACGCAGTGAGTCCTGCAACTGGTATAGCTGCAACCTATATGGGAGCGGAACTTCGGGTGTATGATAATGGAGTACCGTTGACTTTTGGTGGAGTTTACATTGATCAAACGGACATGGAGGCTGTTGAGCCTGAGCCTGGCGAGTTCAAAGTCTGGGAGATTGGTGGATACTTTCGATTAGGATCGAGCCCTTCAGGTCCAGTCACATTTGATGGTAGTTCTTATGGACGATCTGTCACGGCAAAGATGAGCAACTTGATAGAGGATCTTTTGGCTCTGCATGACAAACAAGACATGATTAATACAACAAGCTTCACCAACTTTGCTGATTTAGTACGCTACGAAAATGGAATATATCTTTCAGGATCAATGCCTAATGTCTCTGAGGCTATTGATCAGCTTTGTAATTCTTGTGGAGCGTTTTGGCATTTTAACAACAACGGAGAAATTGAACTAGGTCGTTTAGTTGATCCATCCACATTAACGACTGACTTTGAATTGAATTCTTCAATCCTTCCAGTAGAAGACTTCCAAAGACAAAAGACTCAAGACACACCAAGTGGTGCTCCCATTAAAGCAATCACCTTGAATGTCATTAAAAACTATACCGTGATGACAAGTTTTGCTGGATCTGTCACTGATCTGCGTAAAGCGTTTTTGAAAGAGGAGTGGAGAACAAGTAGGCGTGTTGATGAATCGATCTCCATTGCACATCCTCTGGCAGGTGAAATGATCATAAACACAACATTCACGGATGATAACTTTGATGAGACTCTCCGTAGGTTTGCCTTATATTCAGTTGGGCGCGACCTAGTCCAAGTTCAAGTAGACCTTTCATTGTTTGGCAGCATTGCTAATGTGAGACCTGGTCTTTGTGCTAACGTCAATTTTAACAACCGGTACGGGTTCATAAACAAGAAGATGATGCTTATCTCGTATACAGTGAACCATGTTGACGAGAGGGTAACCTTAACGCTTTGGGGCTGATATGCAAATCGTTTATCTAAAAGCAAATGGCCTCGTTATGTACGCAGGGGCCGACCTCTCTGCTGGAGAGATAACTAATCTTGGTGATGGTTGGTGTGATCGTCGTGTTACACCTACTCTTGCAGCGGTTGCCGATGCGGGCATACTTCCCACAGATTGGTTACCTGATAGTTATACTTGGACAGGTGGTGTCTACACAGTCGTACCTGGTAAAGAATATCTACTTGAAGTTGGATCACCAGCAGTTGGTGGTTTTCCTCCAGCAGCACCGTCAGGACTTGAAGTCGCTGTCACCAATGAAATCTCAGGATCATTTAACACCTATGCGGTCTTGGTTGCCACAATCTCTTGGGACAACATGGGGATTTCCATTGACCATTACGATATTAATTATCGGAAGGCGGCAGTTCCTGGATGGACAGCAGCACCATCCACCCCAGAAGATTTTTCTATAATCCACGGACTTTCGGTTGATTTGTATCATTTCCGCGTTAGGGCAGTCACAACGTCGGCAGTACCTGGACCGTGGACTGAGATAGGGCCAATTGTAGTAGAGAGCATAGGCGCTACAGGCATCCCTAAAATTACAGGATTACAAATATATGGGCAGGGGTCGGATCATGTTTTCTTAGGTACCAATCCTAGATTCGTATGGGCTTCAAGTACCGTAATAGTTGGAGAGCATATAGATTGGCACGTTGGTTATAAAATCAGAATACTTAACATCGACAACACATTGCGGCGTGAAATATATACCATAGACGGTGAATACGTTTATAGTTTTGAGGACAACATTGCTGATGGTTCTGGCACACCTACCCGAGCGTTTCAAATTCTGGTCTGGGACCAGTTCATGTCGGGCAATCTTTCAGATGAACCAGCAACTATTGTAGTAAGCAATCCTCAATGCGCTGCCGTTACCATTGATGACAACATCGTATTTGCTGGAGGTTTTGCTCTTTCTCTAACCTTGCCCAATGAAATTGATCTTGTGGGTGTTCGTCTTTGGGGGTCAGGACTACCAACAACTGATTTTGCCAAGCAGAATAATGTAGGGCTCCAATGTGTGGCATCAACATACACTGTCTATGTTGCGGCGTTTGATTCTTTCGGAGCAGATAACCTCAATCCAACATCCATCGAAGTCATTGTACCATCTGATGTAACTACTACAGATTTAGAGAATTGGGCAACTGACATTACCAAACTTTTTAAGGTTCCTGTTCTTCAGTCAGACATCTGGGGCACCAATGATCCCGTTGCTGGGTCTATCTCTTGGCAATCTGTAGATTTATATTTTAATGGTATGATGCACAGTATAAATGACGGCAATACTGCTAATGCTTATGTTTATTGGGACTCAACGACCCCAACAGTTTTCAAGACAACGACTGATGAGGCGGCCTTTTCGGCGATGGCTACTTCTGAGACATTGTGGCAGATTGCTTACAATGTCGATGGAGCAAATAATCTTGCTTGGAGTGCTGCTGCTAACATGGTTATTGGATCTGCTTTCATCAGGGATGGGTCCATTAAGAATGCCCACATCAGTGGTATTATAGAATCCACTGGTTTTACGTATCTGCCTGGAATTTCGGCAACAGGTTGGCAGATGGACAAGGACGGTGATTTAATTTTTCAGTCGTTCAAGATGCTTGATTCTTCTGGAAACATTATTTTTCAAGGAGATGATGACATCACTGGTCCTCCTGGTCCTCCTGGTGCAAGTACATTTACTTATTACATTACTCTTGATTCCAATAGGGATGCCTTAACTCCTGTAGTAAATGAACTTTGTTATAGTGCAGAAAGTGAAAAGCTTTGGCGATATAATGGTACAGGTTGGGATTTAATTGCCATTAGTCCACAAGCGGCTCTTGAAGCTGATGTGACCATTATGAGTGGTGGGATTGTTCTTAGCAACAATTCGCGTATTACGAATGTAGGTACTAATGGTATTTCTACTTTTGATTCGGAAGGACTGACATTCACAGACACTGATGGTGGAGTATATAATTATATCGGAAGGACTGCAAGTGGGGAGGCTTCGGGAAATGATTACGTATCGCTGGTCCCTAATTTTAAATCTATTCCAAAAGTTGTAATTATTCCTAAAAAGGCAGTATCTTTTAAAGCTGGCTGGGAAGCCTCTGATCAATTTTTCAGAATGTATGTCACAGAAGCATCGGTTGCAGGATTTAGAATCAACGCTGAATTAGTTGCTACTACGGGAAGTGTAGCCAATACCCTTATAAATAGTGTTCTTGCTAATGGACAATCTGCAATCGCAACCACTCAACCAACAACATCGTCAATGGATGTTACGATTCAATATAAAGGGGCGTCTTATCTTGGACAATGGGCCATAAGAAAGGCAAATTCAACAATATTTGATTGCGTAATTATGTATAGTCCAGTGCAGCATCAATATAAAATAGAATATAAAATTAATGGGCAACCTGACACCAGTTATGTTTTGTGGATTTCTTCTGAAATTTTAACTCCTACAAATACTGGGACTAATAATTTCACTCTAGAAAAAAAGGATCTACCTGCTGGTACTTATGTTGTTAAGATAACTAAAATAAACACCACCGTTATTGCCAATTCATTTACAAATACTTTTCAAATACCTGCATCCTCATCAAGTCCTTCCTCATATTATGGAAGTACTAATTACAATGTTGTATATGAGGTGGGTTTCGATGGCTCTACACGTATCTATTGGTATTGGTATAATATTTACAGTATTGCTTCAGGGACTTATTTAGTCAATGCAGTGGACGTTTCTGGATATTTATATGAGAGAGGAACTTTATACAACCAGGAATATAATTCTGAGTCTGAAAGTACACATTATTATTATTATATCAGAAGAACCCTAATATCTTCAATACTGGCACCTACAGAACAGACAATAATGGCTAAAGTTATTCCACATGAATTTAAAGTGCTTTCCTTAAATAGTGTTGCTATGGTGATTTTAGATGATAATTCGGATGTTGATTATATAGCTTATGACGGAGGTTAAAATGTCATCGTTGTTGGTTTGGGAAACGGACTCTAAAAAAATCCATTGCAGTATGATAGAAGCACATGGAACAGTATTTATTCTTGAAAATTTAGTGGCCCGATTGCGGCATGATTGGGAGGATTTTTATTCAGGGGCTGAAATTGAGAAAAATCTGACCACAAATCAAGCCAAAATATTTATGTATATTGATGAGAATAACCTGCCACAGAATAAGCTAGAGATGCCGGTAGTCCCGGATACTCTAACCCCTACAGTAGTAGATGGGGTAGGCTTGGTAACATTCTCTGGCGTTCCAGTAGGGGCTGTCATCACAGTGGACGATGAGTTTATAGGAGAGGCGACGGAATCTGATGTGCAATTAAGTTTTGACTTCGTAGGTTTTTATAAAGTCCAAATGGTTTTATATCCGTATTTAGATTGGAAGGAGGTTGTTAATGCAACGGCTTAATAACGTAGCACCGCAAAAATTAAAGGATGAAGCCGCAACTAAGGCGGATGATATGTTCCAGCTTCTCTTGACCAAGAAGCCAAGAGATATAGAAGAATACCTTTTAAACAACATGAGTGCAGTCATTACCATGTCCGATGCTGAAATTGATGCTTATGCTGCGACTCTCACTACCGTAGCAAAGAGGGTGGGCGCCATAGGCACCATAGCAAAGGATGTAAAGTTCTTAGCTTCTACCAATATGACTCTTATGAAGATCGTAATAATGTTGGCTAGAAAAATCTAGGAGGATGATGATCATATGATGTGCATATCAGTAAAATCAAAGTGATCGTATTAAAAGCATTAGGAATAGCCCTTCCTTGCTTGTAGTTGAGTGAATTAGACGATAAGCATACGTCTTATCGATTACACGAATACACATCGGTACAGAGCATATTTAAGTTTCATTTGTCCCAGAATTTTTCTAGCTTATTTTAAAAAATGGAGTTATGCTGTTCAAATGGATCCTAACCTACATCAACATTAACTTAGGAGCTTAATATCATGGATTTCTACAACACCTTTCGCTCAAGTCTAACCTCACCCGGTTCAGTTTTCTTTGATGTGATTCCTGATGATGCAAACGATCTTGACGTCTCCACCCGAGGCATCATTGTTGCTACTGCTGGCAATCTTATGATCACTGGCGTAGGAATGCCCGACGGGACCAAGACACTAATTCCGAACCTTGTTGCTGGTGCCATCCATGCTATTCGTGCTAAGCGAATCTGGGATACCGACTCCACAGCTACCGGCATAGTCGGCACCTACTAAGGAGGTAATTATGGGATACCAAATAGCTATAGGAAATTTCTTCGGCGGCATAGCAGGCGGCATATCCACCGACCTGATTGGCATCGCGGGTGAGCGTGGTTTTGGCGTCGGGGTAGCATCCACACTATCCATCGGTATGACTGCACTCGCCGGCACAACGGATACAGCGTCCGATGAGTATGGGAACTACCAGTTTGAAGACGGCTCGATCATGGTCTACGTGCCAAAGTTTTTTTACAAGGTCGGCACAGGCTTAAACGGTTTTGCTG